TTGTATAAGAAGTGGGTTGAATTGCAAGAACCTACAATGATTCAAGCAAAATCCCAAATCGCATCTTATTACGATTTACAATGGAAACCAACTGATATCAATAATAAGGAGCTAACGATAAAAGAAATTGAATCGTTAGACCCTTACGTTGAGATTGTTGATGACCCGAAGGAATCTACTAAGTGGGCAGCGGTAAGACGTATGATTCACACAATGGATTTTACAGCAAACCCTGGCCGTAATGTAAAGATTAATGTAAAGGATAGAGTAAGTGGAAAACTATTAGGACAAATTTCATTAGCATCGGATGTAACTGCTATGGGAGTTAGAGATAACTTCATTGGTTGGACTAAAGATAATAAGTTTGTTGATGGTAAGTTAAATAACACTACTATTGCCTCTACTATTGTATGTACTCAACCATTGGGTTATAACTTCTTAGGTGGTAAGTTAATCGCTATGATGACAACTACGCCGGAGGTTAGAGCATATTGGAAATCAAAGTATGATAATATTTTGATTGCAGTAGGTACAACATCACTTTACGGAATACATTCTCAATACAATGGTATCCCTTTATTTAAAACATTAGGAGAATCAGCTGGTAAGATTAGTTTAAAGCCGGATGATAAATTCTATGACCCTTGGCATCAATGGATTAAGGAAAATAGAGCAGAGTGGTATAAACAAAACATATCAGATGAGAGAGCTCGCAATGGTGCTAGTATGGGTTATGAATCCAATGGACCTGTTAGTGGTATCAAACAAAAGATATTAAGTGCTATCTTTAAAGAATGTGGTATTAAGGCAACGGAATATCATCACGGATTTAAGAGAGGCGTTTATATGGCTATGATGTATGAGAACGGATGTGAGTATCTTAGAAACGAAATTACCGAAGATAAATTAATCCTTAAAGATAAATTTAAGCAAGGTACTGAATACATTAACAAATGGTGGAAGAAACATGCAATCAGTAGATATACAAAACTACACGATGAAGGAAGAATTAAACCCGAACACTTATTCTATATAGATGCTATTGGAATTAGTTGGGAAGAAATGAAAGCTAAATACCTATCAGAAGTAGGGAGATAAAAATAAAAAGAAAAATTATGGCAAAGGCTAAAAAAACAAAAGAAGAAAAATTAGAACCAATTGGTGAAATAAAAATGACACCACCTGAAAAGTTAGAACAATGTGAATGGGTATTTCAATTTGATGAAGATAAACCACAAATATTTGCATGGACATCGGAAGATTCGCCAGATGAAGAACCAACTGTAACATTTACAATTAGTAATACTAAAGATGCATATATCTCATTTACAAATAAAGAAACTGGTAAAAAGTTTAAATTATTTGCTAGAGAACTTTCAACCGAAGGTCTTAAATTAAGAGAATTCCAAACACAACAAAACGAATCATTAAAAAAAGATATAGAAAATGCAAGTAAAAATAAAGAAGCTTAATCCATTGGCACAAATTCCATCTTACGCTAAAGATGGTGATGCTGGTATGGATTTAATCGCAACATCAATTATATCAGATACTCCAACTCAAATAACATATGGATTAGGAATTGCATTAGAAATCCCAAAAGGATTTGTAGGATTGGTATTTCCTCGTTCATCAATTAGAAAGACTGGTTTACAATTAAGTAATTCAGTTGGCGTAATTGATAGTGGATATAGAGGAGAGTTACAAGCTACATTCAATAAACTATTTGGTGGTGAAGGAATGTATGATGAAATGAAAGTAAATAGTGCTAGTTTAACTAATGTTAATGAGTGGTATAAAGTAGGTGATAGAGTTGCACAAATTATGATTATTCCACACCCTCCAATTGAGTTTGATGCAGTAGATGAATTATCTGATACTGAAAGAGGTGAAGGTGGATTTGGTTCAACAGGAAAATAAAAAATAAAATATGTTTATAGAACAAACGGAAGAAAAATCAAATAACAATTTGTGGGTAGAGAAGTATCGCCCATCAAAGCTTGTTGATTATGTAGGTAACGAACACTTAAAATCAAAAGTAGAAGGTTATTTAGAATCAGGTGAAATTCCACATTTACTTTTGTACGGAAAAGCCGGTACTGGTAAGACAACATTAGCAAAGTTAATTGTAAAATCAATTGAATGTGATTATATGATTATCAACGCATCTTCGGAAAACAATGTTGATACCGTAAGAAACAAAGTAACTAACTTTGCATCTTCAATGGGATTCAAACCATTTAAGATTATTATATTGGATGAGTTTGATTATATGACTCACAACGCACAAGCTATCTTAAGAAACTTAATGGAAACATTTTCAGCACATTGCCGTTTCATATTAACTTGTAACTATGTTGAGAAAGTAATTGACCCGATTCAAAGTAGATGTCAATCATTTCAAATCGTACCTCCAACTAAAAAAGATGTTGCTATGCAAATTAGTAAAATCTTAAAGAATGAGGATATCGAATTTGAAGTTAAGGACTTAGTTCCAATTATTGACGCAGCTTATCCTGATATTCGTAAGGTGATTAACACTTGCCAATTGAATTCAATCAAAGGTAAGTTGAAAGTAGACGTACAAAATCTATTAGAGAATGATTATAGAAATAAAATTATTGACATCCTATCTTCAAAAGATGATAAGAGAAATAAGTATATGAAAGTAAGACAGGCTCTTATTGATTCTAAGGTAACTGATTTTACCGATTTATACACAATGCTATATGATAAGGTAGATGAGTATGCAGGAGAAAATACAGCAAATGTAATCCTATTATTAGGTGATGGGGTAAATAAATCAGCAGTAGCAATTGATAAGGAAATTCCAGCAGCTGCTACATTAATTCAAATTTTAAATATTATATAATGGCAAACATTTTAGGAGCAGGTGGACAACCAATCGGAGGACAAGAAGAAAAACCAATTCCATTAGAAAAAACCGAAGCAATCGGATGTAAAAAATGCGGTGGTGAAATTTTCGTACAAGGTTTTGGATTTCGTAAGATTTCAAAATTATTAACTGGTAAACCAAAAGATGAAGTACTACCAGTAGAATTATTCCTTTGTGGAGATTGTGGTGAAGTATTAAATGAATTATTACCTCCGGGTTTAAAAGTAGAAGAAGAAGCATAATATGGCAAAAACATTATTCGACCATCTAAACGCAATTACGGATAAGAAAGACCCAAAGTATTGGGACACACTTGATGAGAGTGATAAAAAGACATGGAGTAACTATATGATACTCCGTTTTCTTTCTATGAAACCTGAATGGATAGAACTAATTGCAGATATACAACCTTACATACAGGAGGCACCTCCTAAAGCAATGTATCTTTGTTTAATTGGATTGATTCCAAAGACAAGAGCATTTCTAAAATATATGAAACCAGCTTCATCTGAAAAGTATGAAGATTGGATTATTGAATTGGTAGCAAGACAATATGAAGTATCTTTAACTGAAGCGGAGGATTATCTTAAAATCCTTTATGAAACTACAAGTGGTAAAATGCACATAAAGGAAATCGCAGAGAATTATGGTACTGACCCTAAACAAATTACTAAGTTAAAACTAAAAGTTTAATTTGGTTTACTCGGGTAATTTTCGTATCTTTACATAAATAAACATAATGGCAAAAGTATCATTTTCGCAGTACTCAATGTGGAGTAGCTGCCCGCATCAATATAAGTTAAATTACATAGATAAGTTAGGTGAAAGTTCATCTAACATCCATACAATCTTTGGAACTGCTATGCACGAAACAATCCAACACTACCTATCGGTTATGTATGGTGTTTCTAAAAAGCAAGCAGATGAGATAAACAAAGATAAGCTCTTATTAGAAAATATGAGGAAGGCTTATACGAGTGAGGCTGATAAAATGAGTGAAGGAACTCCTTGTACTCAAATTCAATTAGAAGAATTTTATGGTGATGGCAGACGTATTCTACAATGGTTAGATAAACATATGCACAAATTCTACTCAAAGAGTGGATTTGACTTAGTAGGTATTGAGATTCCATTGAACGCAACCATTAAAGAGGGCGTACACTTTATTGGATTTATCGATATTGTTATTAGAGATTTAGCATCAAACGAAATTATTATCATTGACCTTAAGACATCTACTATGGGATGGAATCAGTATCAAAAAGCTGATAAGATGAAAAACTCACAAATCCTTTTATACAAAAAGTATTATTCAGAATTATTTAATATTCCATTACAAAAGATTAAAGTAGAGTATCAGATACTTCGTAGGAAACTACCGGAAGACTCCGCATTTCCAGTACCACACGTATCAAAGCACATTCCATCACATGGTTCTCCATCTGTTAAGAAGGTGTATGATGAGTTTATGGAATTTATCAACACTGTATTTGATGATGGTGGTGGGTTTAAAGATATCGAATTTCCTAAAGTACCAGGAGCAGCAAAAAAGAATTGTAAATTTTGTGAGTTTGGGAATAGGGGAATATGTGATAAAAAGGCTACAAAATAAATTTTATGTTTTTTTTATTTCATTATACTTATATATATAAATATATTACAATGAACGGAGAAAACACAAAACTGACAACGGTGAAAATACTAAAAGATGTATATTCAAGTTTCAAAAAAGTTTCTTTTACATCCGATGTTACACTTCAAAAGCTAGTTAATAGAACTGTGGAGAGATATGTAACTGATATCGAATTTAGAGAAGAAATGAATGAATACTTAAAATTACAAATTTCAGGTTCACAATTTTAACAACACAAATAAGTTATGGCAAAAAAGAAGATTCTGTTACTTTCAGATGACTTAAGAATGGCAAGTGGAATAGCCACAATGTCAAAAGAATTGGTGCTAGGTACTGCACACAAATACGATTGGTTTCAAGTAGGAGCCGCAATCAATCACCCTGAAGCTGGTAAGGTTTTGGATGTGAGTGAAGATATCCGTAATACATATGGAATAGCCGATGCTAGTGTAAAGATTTTACCTTGGAATGGGTATGGTAACGCTGATTTGATTAGACAATTAATCAATGCAGAAAAGCCTGATGCTATCCTACACTTTACCGACCCTCGTTATTGGACATGGTTGTATGATATAGAACATGAAATCAGACAAAACGTTCCACTTTTATTCTACGCAATTTGGGATGATTTACCAGACCCATTATATAATCGTAACTTCTATGAAAGTTGTGATTGGATTGGTTGTATTTCTCGCCAAACATATGGTATCATTAAAAGATTATCAGCATTAGATACTAAACCAACTTGGAAACCTAAAAAGGATTGGCAAGTTAGTTATGTACCACATGGTATTAATACAGATGTGTACAAACCAACGGAAGTACCTGCAGATTTTCGTAAGCAAATATTAGGTGATAAAGAATATGATTTTGTATTATATTGGAGTAATCGTAATATTAGAAGAAAGCAACCAGCAGATGTTATAGTAGCATTTAAGAGATTTTGTGATATGATTGGTAAAGATAAAGCAGATAAATGTGTATTATTAATGCACACACAACCTGTGGATGAAAACGGAACTGATTTACCTGCGGTTATAGAAACAATGGCACCGGAATGTAATATTTTATTTTCTGATGCAAGAAGACCAGTTGACCAATTAAATTTACAATATAATTTAGCAGATGCAACAATTAACATAGCTAACAATGAAGGATTTGGATTAGCAACTGCAGAATCTGTAATGGCTGGAACTCCAATCATTGTAAACGTAACTGGTGGATTGCAAGACCAATGTGGATTTACTTTAGATGGTAAGTTATTAGAAGCTGAAGATTATGTTAAAATTGGTTCTTTGCACGAATGGAGAAAATGGGAGAAGACTGTAAAGTTTGGTGAATGGGCTACACCAATTTGGAGTAGAGCACAAGCATTAGCAGGTTCAGTACCAACTCCATATATTTGGGATGATAGAGTTGATGTTGATGAGGTAGCTGAAAAGATATTGGAAGTATATAACACACCAAAAGATATCCGTAAAGCAAACGCATTAAAGGGTAGAGAGGCATTTATCAATGATATGGGATTAACACATACTAATATGTGTCAACAATTGATAAACGGATTAGAATCAACATTTGAAAATTGGAAACCTCGCCAAAGATTTGAGGTATTTAAAATTAAATAAGTTATAAAGAATGAAACCAACATTAGTATTTCAAGGACCTATATTCACTCGTAGCGGTTACGGTGACCATTGTAGAGATTTAATGAAATCCCTACGCAAAATGGATAAGTATGATATTAAAATTATACCTTTAAGATGGGGTAACACTCCACAAAACCAAGTAAGTGACCAAGATGAATTTGGAAGTTGGATGTTAGCAAGAGTAATCGGCGAGATTGGAGAAAAGCCTGATGTATTTGTTCAGGTATCAGTAGCAAACGAGTTTACAGCAAAAGGGCATTACAATATTGGTGTTACTGCTGGTGTTGAAACTACAATAGCTCCTAAAGATTTTATTGATGGTTGTAATAATATGGACTTAATTTTAGTACCATCTAATTTTACAAAGCAAAATATTGGTGGTACTATATATCAACAGCAAGACCAAGCAACTGGACAAATAGTTGGAGAAATTAAAGTAACAAAACCAATTGAAGTACTTTTTGAAGGAGTTGATACGGAAATATTTGAATCAATATCTCCAGTTAAAAATAATATTGATATATTAGAAAATGTAAAAGAAGATTTTTGTTTCTTAATTGTAGGACATTGGTTGAAAGGAGATTTGGGACAGGATAGAAAAGATATTGGAATGGCAATTAAAACATTTGCTACTGTGTTCCAATATATGCCTGAAAATAAAAGACCTGCACTTATTGTTAAAACATCTCATGCTGGATTTAGTGTAATAGATAGAGAAGGAACTAGAGAAAAATTGGAAGGAGTATTAAAATCATTTGGTAAAAAATGTCCATCTATTTATTTGATACATGGTGACATGGAAGAAACCGATATGAGTAAATTATATCACCATCCTAAAGTTAAAGCAATGTTATCATTTGCTAAAGGTGAAGGATATGGTAGACCGATGGCTGAGTTTACTTTGACAGGTAAACCAATTATAGCTAGTGGTTGGAGTGGGCAAATGGATTTCTTACCAGCAGAACATTCTGTTTTATTGGAAGGAAGTTTGACAGCAGTACATGAATCAGCAGCTGACCAATTTTGTATGAAAGAAGCACAATGGTTTACAGTAAATTATTCAGCAGCTGCAAATAAAATATATGATGTTTACAACAAGTATGATACTTATATAGAGAAATCAAAAGGATTGAGAGAAAACACTTTGGCAAACTTTACATTAGATAAAATGAGTGATAAGTTTACTGAAATTATGGAATCATATGTAAAAGCTCAACCAAAATTAGTTCCGTTTAATATACCAAAGGTAAATTCATCTAAAATGCAGATACCTAAATTAAATAAACTATAAAATGCCATACGCAACTTTATATAAAAATTTAATACAATCTGAAATAACCACATCCAAATCAAAAATTAGGGTAAGGAAGCTTTATAAAATTATTGGATATGAATATGCGGATGGTGAGGTTAAACAATTTAGAGGTTCAAACGCTGTATTAATTTTTGTATTGGGTATTTTTCGTAAAAAAGTTTATTGCTTAAAAGTTACTGAAATAAAACCTGATAAATTTTTTCGTTGGTTAAAAACAATAATGTTTAAAAATTTAAAGGAATCGGATTTTGATAATTTAAAATGGTTGGAAAATCTTACACCAAAAGCAGATAAGGCAGGTACTAAACTATATGGGTCAGCCGTAAAAGGTAAATCCATTATGAAACAAACGCCAGACCCATTTAGAACATATATTTTACCAAATATCAAACAAGTAGCTTGGGTTGAATTTAAAATGGAAGCAATTGAAAAAATATATGGAATTAAGAGGGCTGATATAACAGAGAAAGAACCCCCACCAAAACCAATCGCAGATACCCAAGCGCCAGACCCACCAAC